CTGAATATGTCGTTTTATATTACATGAAAGAAAAGAGGATACTCCCACTTATTAAGATTCATACTGCAAATCCAACAGGAGCAATAGCTTTGGAGAAAATACTTAAAGACTTCCGACCAGTTACTAACATGCTGGGTGTTGCCAAGAGGCTGTAGATGGAGGTATAATGCTTTATACAAGGCAACCAACTATCTAATTAGGTCTCCGAGAATCAGCCTCCAATGCTATGGTTCTCGGAGTTCTGACTAGAATGTTCGAGAGGATTTGTTAAAGAAGAATACGGCATTGCGGTCAGAAATTGGGCTAGACAGGCTTCGACTGTTATTTGAAAACTACATACTGATGAGGTAGGAGTACCTTAAACTCAAACGATACTTGCAAAAGAATCAATCGCTAGTCCATATCAAGCGTTCCTCGGAGTGCTTGGACTAAATACTTCATACCAGTTAGCATAGGTGTGACGGGAGCTATGGATTCTATCTACATAGTTTTTGTTATATAAGATAGAACAACACCCCAAAAAAAGTACGAACAAAACCCTGTAGCTGTGGAGACTACTACAAGTTCATTCATCGCTTAGAAGTATGTAGAGTATAAAATGACAGGACGGGAGTTCAATTCTCCCCTAGTCCACCAACTAATTTAATATATGAACAAAAAATATCTTATTCAAAAGGTTGTTTCAGCAAAGAACATTACTCAGGCATTAAGACTTGAGAAGGAATCAGAGATTGAGTTTATTGAATTACTACCGAACAAAAAAACTAATAACAGGATTGGCTTTCATCAGGATATCCAGCATGATAATGGGAGAGATGATATAGATTATGATTAGTGATAAAGAGACAGAAGCCAAAATAGCAGACAAGATATGGCGTATGCACAACCTGTACTTTATACAGACAAAGGACTCTAGACTGATTCCTATGCCTCTTAATGAGGCTCAAGAAGACTATTTAAGGAAGCGAAAGAAGCGAAACTATATACTCAAAGCTAGGCAGTTGGGATTCTCGACTTTGGGTTTGATAGATTTGCTCGATGAAACTATTTATAACAAGAACGTAAACACAGCTATAATTGCTCACGAGAAACAAAAGGTGATTAAGCTATTTGAGATTATTAAGCGAGCCTATGAAAACTTGCCAGATGACCCAAGATTTAAGCCAAGAGTATCTATTGAGAACAGAAACGAGTTGTATTTTCCAGATATTGGCTCAAAGATATACGTCACGATTGATACTCGTGGAGAAACTGTCCATAATCTTCACATATCAGAGTTAGCTTTTATTACTAATTCAGAACAAAAGCTCGCTGCAACACTGGAGTCTGTCCCTAAAGACGGCATGATTACTTACGAAACGACTGCCAATGGAATGGCGAACTATGCTTTTCAGGAGTGGAACGAAGATAACTCTGAGTACGAGAAGTTTTTTTATAACTGGTTGTGGGATAAAGAATATACACTTCCAACTGATAGGACTATGGAAGACTTGGTCGAAGAGTACAGAGTCTTGGCTGTGCAATATGAACTAATGGCAGATGCACCAGAGAAATATAATCTAACTAAAGGTCAACTTAACTTTTATTTAAGTAAAGTCAGAAGGCACAAGAAGCTCGTCAGACAAGAGTATCCGTTTAATGCAATCGAGGCATTTATCTCAAGTGGTCTTGGAGTATTCTCTCAAACTGATATCGCAAAGCATGATGCAATACCGCCAGACATGAGAAAGTGGCAAGACTGTTTAGTGTGGGAAGAACCTATGCAGGGATTCAGGTATGTAGTCGGCGTAGACAGCTCAGAAGGATTGGGACAGGACAATGCCGTTATACAAGTATTAAACGCTTCAACAGGGAATCAGGCTGCTGAATACGCCACGCCTAACATACCGCCAGACCAACTTGGAGCGTATGTTATAGAAATAGGAAAATGGTACAACAATGCTTTAGTAGTGCCAGAAATTAACTCTTCAGGTATTTCACTCATCGACCATATCAAGACAAAGTATTACAATATTTATAAGCGAGAAGTATTTGATAAGAGAAGTAAGGAAAGAAAAGAAATGCTCGGCTGGAGAACAACAGGAACAACGAAGCCTATCTTGGTAAATGATTTAGAAGAAGCGGTTCGTGAAGAGTACATACACGTTAATTCAGAAGACGCTCTTAAAGAGATGCAAACATTTGTTCGGACATCTCAAACAGGTCATCAAGGATATGGAGCTGAAGGTTCAAACAAAGACGATAGAGTGATTGCTTTAGGACTAGCCTATCAGGGTATCAAATGGCAACCACGTATGAAGAAACCAGAGACAGTTGCTCAACAAAAATTAAGAGAATACATAGAACTTAAAGGATTAAAGAAAGACTTTGGAGAAGAGAAAGCACATAGCATGCTTAAAGATAGAAAAAAAAGATACGCAATTAGAGGAATTAACAGATAATATCCACAGTATAAGGGTTTACAAGCTCAAAACTATGGTATGATAAATATATAAATATATGGCACAGAAAAACTTAAAACCAAAGGTAGAAGAAAAGATTGGTAAGAAAGGATATTTACCAAAAGGTGATGAAAAAGAAGTGTACAACCAGTACAAGTTTAGAAAAAATGAACTTATAAATTCTCGAAGAAGTGTTGGAGGACTGGACATAGACGAACAAATGAAGAAATGGGATAAGCAGTACTTTAACAGAAACGCAGAAATTCCAGCTTCAGAACTAGACCCAGAACAGACTCCAGTTTCTATTAACAATGCGTTCGGTAAAGTGCAGTCTGCGTTAGGTATTCTTATTGATAGAAATCCAGAGGTAGGTCTTGAAGAAAACAATCCAAAGTTTTCAGCTAGCAAAGAACTTTTAAAGGGACTTGCTAATGCCTCTTGGAAGAAAACAAACTCACTAGGGCAGTTGAAGCTATCTATTTTTAACTCAGCTAAGAGAGGTTGGTTCGTTGGTCGAACCTATTACCGTTGTTTGAAGCATGATGCTCGCTTTTTAGAGACTATTGAGACTGATGAAAAAACTGGAAAAGAGACTAAAAAATACGAGACTAAAGAAATGACAAAGGTTGATGATATTCAGTACATGAACATGAACAACCATAACGCTTGGTTAGATGAACAGACTGTACCAGAAGATTTTTTCTCAACACGAGACTGGCTTTGGCGTGAGGTTCACCATATTGATGATTTAAAGAAAATGTTCCCAGAGAAAGAGTACCCAAACATGAAACTTGTGCATGAAGGTGGAGATACAAGAGAAGTCATACAAGGGAGTTCAAGTTCAGGTTCAAGTGCAAGTACTGGAAATAGTGGAAAACAGAGTAAGAAAGGAATGACAGAGGTGTACTTCTATGAGAATCAGTTTGACGACTGGTTCATTGTTGAGATTAACGGAGTTATGGTTGTTCATGAGCCTTTACCACAAGACCACAAAAGACTATCTTGTGTTTATGGCTATTGGAACTTGAGAAACGCAGAAAGTATTTACGGTATTGGAGTTGTCGAGGCTATGGAACGTGATGAAAGCTTGATTGACCGTATTATGAATATGGATATGAGGCAGTTGTTAGCAACTATTTCTCCGTCAGGATTCTATTCAGGTTCAGAAGACCCAGAAGATGAGAACTTGAAGTACAAGCCAGGTACGCTACATAGAACGCTAGACCCTAAGAACATTTCTTGGTTGGAGATTCCACAGGGAAACAGTTCAGGTATAGATAAGATTACTTGGTTAGAATCGAAAGAAGATTCTCGTACTGGTATTACCAAGCAACTCGAAGGTGATGACTCAGATGGTAAAGGTACAGCATTTGAAGCTGGTGTAAGTCGAGAAGCAGGACTCAAGAGACTAAGGCTTCCACTTAAATCTATTCAGTATGCACTTGAATGGGAGTTTAGAAACCGTATTGACTTGATTAAGCAGGTATATACAGGCTACCATGTAGAGCAACTAGATGACCCAGAGGATATTCAGAACTATCTAACAGAAGTTGGAGCAGACCCAGAGTTCTATTTTATCGAAAACGAAGGCGAAGGTGACAAAGAAATCTTCTATAAGAAACAACATAGAGAAGCTCAGGTTAACGTGGCTCAAAACGAGTCAGGTCAATTTATTGAATCTGATGAGAAGAACTTCTTCCACATAAAGCCAGAACATTTAGCGTTTGAAGGAGATGTAATTGTAAATGCTACCAGTATTCTTATTCAGTCAGAAGAACTTGAGAAAGCAGATACATTGAGAATGGCTAATATGTTGATTCCTTTAATTATGCAAGGAGACCCAGCCAAGATTGGTCGAGCTGT